ACGTTCAGAGACTATCACAGTTGACGGTGTAACAATCGTTAAGTCACGCAACATTCCTAGTACTAATGAGACATCAGCTACAACTGTTTACTCTAAGTACCGTGCGAACTACGCGACGACTACTGGTGTGATGTGGTGTCCGCAAGCTGTAGCAACAGTTAAGCTTATGGATATCTCAATGGAAACAGAGCGCGACGTTCGTCGTCTTGAAGACTTTATGGTCTCTAAGATGTTCGTTGGTCACGGTACTATGCGTCCAGAAATGGCTATCGAATTTAAGACTGCTTAAACTCGTTAGTTAAATATTAAGGGGCTTCTCTCTTCGGAGGGTGGCCCCTTTTTTTTTGAGGTAAAAATATGCTTACTAAACTAGAAGCCGTTAACATCGTCCTTAACTCTATTGGTGAAACCCCTGTTTCGTCCCTAGCTTCAGGTCTTCCTGACGCTGAGGAAGCTGAAGCAAAACTTAATATGACCGCCTTGGAAGTATTATCTAAAGGGTGGCACCAGAACTTAGAGCGAGGGTTGATACTATCCCGTCAGGCATCTGACGAAATTATTATTCCAAAGCACTACCTACGCGTAGATACTGTGGATGAAGATAAACACATCAACGTTATTGTCCGTGAACAAGCCGGACGACGTAAGTTATTTGATGCTGTTAATCACAAGTTTAAATTCGATAAAGATTTAAAATGCGATGTAATCGTATCGATCGATTATGAAGGTCTTAACTTTGAACTTCAGAATTACATAGCACAAAGAGCAGCCCGTAAATTCCAAGAGTCAGTTATGGGTTCCGCACAATTAGACAACTTCGCAGTCCGTCAGGAAGGAGAGGCATACGCTGCCCTCTTAGACTCTGAATCTGAGACTGAAGATAACAATATTCTAAGAGATAGTCCGCACGTTGCATACGCGACACGTAGGAATCACGCTTATTCTGGGAGATAAAAATGGGTAAACTGGTCGAGCAGTCTATTAAGACTTTATATCAAGGCGTTTCACGACAGCCTGATCCTGTACGATTGCCTGGTCAGGTAGAAGAAGCCGATAACATTCTTGTTTCGGTAGTGACTGGTGGTTTTGAATCACGTCCTTCTTCGCGCCACATTTCTGAAATGACACAATTAACTCCTGCGTCACGTCCAGCTGTGTATTCATACAGTAGAGACGCTGTTGAGCGCTATGTAATTATGGTGGATAACGGAGACCTGAAAGTATTTGACTTAGATGGTGTCGAGAAAACTGTCACGTTCCCTAATGGTAAAACATACATCAACACAGGAGACAGTGAAGATTACTCGTTTGTGACCATCGCTGATTACACGGTCATTTCAAATCGTAAGAAGACCGTTGCTATGCTTCCGTCAACTTATGTACCAAAGCACCGCGCACTTATTAACTGTCGTGTTACAAACACAAGCACCTCTTACACGATTAGTGTGAAGAAGAAGACAGCCACAAGTTGGACGCAAGTTTGGTCACTGGCTACCACTAATGCTTTAAGTGGCACAGGACTTTCCTCTAATGTCTATTCAACCATTTCTACTCCTACGGGCTTCTCAAAATCGAAAGACGACGACACGGTAATACTTACGTGTACTGAAGAGTTTGAAATTAAACACACAGGTTCAGATCCTACGTATGGCCCTTGGACTATGGCAAGCGTTGTGAGTGATCGTGAGTATTTACCACGCGCTGCACCTGATGGATATTACATTAAAGTTGGCCAAAACCTAAGTGAAGAACTTTATGGTTATTGGTCTATGTACGACAGCACACAAGGTGGTTGGGTAGAGTCTTACGATCCTACTGAAGACAATGATTTTGATTTAGCTACGATGCCTTATTTCTTGGTACGTGAGGCGAACGGAACGTTCACATTTAGACAAGGTGATTATGCTGCACGTCTCTCTGGAGACATCGACACAGTTCCTAACCCAGACTTCGTGGGTAAAGAGATTACATCAGTAGTATTTCACCGTAATCGCTTAGGACTTGTAGCCGCTGAGACAGTCTTCTTTAGTCAGGCAGGTAAGTATTTCACCTTCTGGCCAGACTTCTCAACGCAGTCACTAGACTCTGATGCCTTTGGATTAACAGCCTCTGCTGAAACAGTGAATGAATTACGTCATGCTGTAGGTTTCCGAAAGTCTCTCTTCTTGACTTCAAACAAGTCACAGTTCGAGGTCTCAGGATCACAAATGCTGTCACCTTCGACAGCTACAGTGGATCTATCGACTACTTATCTTACAGAGGAAAAGTGTCGTCCGATCACACTAGGTAATACTTTATACTTCGCTGCAAAGTCTGGACGAGATGCTTTAGTATTTGAGTATCAGTATGATGATAACTCCGTGTCTAACGTCGCGGCTGATATTACCTTACACGCTTTATCCTACATCCCTGCTCCAATCGAGCGGATGACGGGTGACTCAACAAACGATATGATTATGCTTCTTACTTCAAGAGAGCGTAACGCCTTGTATGTCTATAAGATGTATGCGGACGGCGACACTAAGGCTCAGTCTGCTTGGGTACGTTGGAGCTACGGTGAAGATTCTGATATCAAATGGATGTCAGTGATCGACGGTGAGCTTTATATGATCCTGTCGCGTGGCAACAAGGTCTTCTTTGAGAAGACTTTCTTACGCTACGAGCTATCAGATGAGAAACATCCATACCAAGTTTCTATGGATCGTCAGACGCAAGTGACTGGTGTGTACAACGCTACCACTAACCTCACAACTTGGGCCTGTCCTTATCCTCATCTAAATGCCTCAACAATGATCTTATCTACTGACTTTGCTGTTGGCTTAGTTGGTGAGGTGATGGACATAACTTTTGTAGGCACCAATGGTATCACAGTAATTGGTGATTATTCTGCGGGAGCAGCAATCATAGGAACAACATTCACGTCACGTGTGAAATTCTCAAAGCTTTATCCACGTGACCCAAACAACCTCCGTAGGACAATTACATCAGGCAGATTTCAATTACGAAATTTGTCTCTAAACTACAAAGAGTCTGGCTACTTTAGAGTGAAAATAACTCCAGAGTTTCGGACGCCACGATCTTTTGAATTCACAGGTCGTATCATTGGTTCCGGTGCATCACGTATTGGTATTCCAGCTATTTCGCCGCTTGGTACTTTCAAAGTTCCAATCATGACGAAAGCAGACAGTGTTCAAATAGAAGTTATTAATGACACTGAAAAACCGATGAACGTAACGTCAGTAGATTACGTCGGCTTCTTTAACGAATTAACAAGACAGGGGTAAAATATGTGTATGACCGCAATGATTGCTCTGTCTGTCGCACAGGGAGCAATGGCCATTCAACAGGCCAACAAGGCGTCAGATAGAGCGGCGTCTCAAGCTGAGGCTGAATATGTAGCAGCGGCTGAAGAGACCAAAGCTAAATATTCGGAGTCAAATCGAAAGATATCTGATGATCAGCAAGATACATTTGATTCACAATCAGATCGAATTCGTGAGGCTAATAAAGCTTTAGGAACTCTCCGAGCAACAGAGACAGCACTTTCAGACTCTTCGCTTGGAACGATCTTCTTTGAGAATGCTTATGGTGATGCTTTGAATTTCTCTCGTATCAACGAGACTTCACAACGTAAGCAGATGGCCTTTGAGTCTGAGAAATATGCTGCCCAAACATCTTATATTAATAGGACGACACAGGCACATAATCAGGCAACAAATGCTATCGCAGAATCTAACGCTCGAAGGACAGGTGCTCTCTTGAGTACTGCTAGTTCAGGTCTGAGTATTTACTCAGGTGACGTTAAGAACACACAAATGCTTAATGCAATTAAAGGCACTAACTAGGAGGTCTCAATGGCAAAGATGAATAGAACACAAACAAATATCCAGACCTCTAATCAAGGTTTGGCCTCAATAAAAAACCAAAGCTTTAATCACCAGGTGGCTCCAGTAGCTTCCGCTCAGGCAGGGTTAGACCCTTTCAGAGGAGATCTGACTAATGCTTTTAATAACTTCTTCGGTAGTGTGCAGAATTCAATGCAAAACTTCCAAGAAGCTGAGATGATAAATAAGAAGGTGGAAGCTAAAACTTACGCTGACAATATGGTGAAGGAAGCTAAAGCTCTAGCAACTGATCAGTACATGGAAAACGGCAGTATGAAGGCCGGTGGTATTGATGGGATGGTAGGAGGACTAACGTCTGAGCAACAAGGCAACCGCCACTTCCTTACGACCTACAAAGATACACTTGGTGCCAACATTGGTGATCGTATGTATGGAGACTTCGCTCTTCATATGTCTCAGAAACCTGCTTCCTCTTTTGATGCTGAGGCTCTGTCTTGGTGGGAAAAAGAGTATGGTGATGGCACAGGTGATGAAACTGTTGACGTATCTATGCAAGCAGCGTGGGCACGTAACTTTGAAGTCGCACGTGTTAAAGCCTCTGGCGAAACCATTAAGCAACAAAAGCAACAAACGCTAAACGAGCTGAACAACGACATCTTTCGTCGTGTAGCTTCACCAAACTTTAGTGATGTTGATTGGGCTTCAATGGTTACAAACACCGCCACCTTGTATCCTAATGAGACTACAGGGCAACACAATGCTCGTACGTTAGGAATGATGATGAATGCATCAGTCGCTGCGGGCCCTGCTAAAACACAAAAGTTCTTATCGTTCTTAGATTATGCTGATGAGGGTAATCAAAGTTATGCTGAACGTTTCCCTGCTGCAGTAGCGAAGATCAAAGCAGATACTTATGACGCTCTTGTAGCTAACACTACACTATCGGGGCAAAATGCTGTCATAACTGCTTCATCTAATCTTGCTGCTATTGTGAGTGAGCCTGATGAATTTACACAGGTTGAACAACTGACCAAATTCTACGCTACGGAAATTCCGAAGCTGATGAACACTCCAGGTGCTTCATACTCTCAGATCACAACATTAAAAGCAAAGGCAGCTACACAATTTGCTGTGCTTAAAGACTACACGCTTAAAGTAAATGGTATCACCAAAGGTGCTCAAACGGGCGATTGGGGTGATCTCGAAGCCGCAGATGTTAAGCAGTATGGACATGAGGCTTTAATGCGCCAAGCGGACTGGTTTAACATAGAGCCTGGTGAAGATCCTAATATAGTAATGTTCACAGCTTCTTCTACAGTTGCAGGAATGATGACTAGATTTGGTGAGAAAGCTATTAGTGATGACACTAAACAGTTGTTCACATCTGGCCTTCTAAGCAAAGACCCTGCCATAGCAGCACAAACCGCAACTGTGCTTAGAGGCATTGATGGTACAGGCGACCTTGGACGCTTGTTGGTAGCTCATGATCCCCGTGCTGCAACCATTTATGATGCTGTAGTAGCACCAATGGTGGCTAATCAAAGTGTTGAACAAAATTTACTCACAGTCACAGAAGAATTTATAGCGGCCCGTGAGACAGTTGCGGAAATAGGCGTTGAACAAATGTTGTATCCGGCTGAGAAGAAAGCGGATGCTACTGCTAAATTTAGGGAAGACTTCTTTGGTGAAGGTATGTCTGAATTTATTGAAGAATCTATGGGAATGGATGATGGTTGGCTTTTCTTCGGAAACGCTGGATCACCTAACATCTCACCAATCGTTGAGAAGAATATCAAATTACTCGCTAATGAGCAGATGGCGAAGCTGCGTGCGTTGGGTCAAGATGTTGATGTCGATATTTTACGGAAGAACATTTACCGCACTTTAGCACCAGCGTTATATATTGATAATGGTGTAATCAAGCTGAACTCTGGGCCTCAAGCGGTCAGTGATCGTGAAGGCTCCGCAGTGCCATTAGGCAATACTATCTTCAATCCTAATACAGGAGAGCATGAGAGTACTGCAGAGACGCTTCGTGAGGACATAGGTTACATTCAAGAAGGACTATTGGGCATCTATATTGATGGTGAAGAAGTTCCTGAAGATGGAGAAAACTACTACGAGGTAGTTCGTAGCGGCCACTTGAAACACTTAAATGCTTATCAAGTTATCTCGACGACTACCGGTGTTCCACTAACGATTGGCATTGGTAATGAATATGATGTGAACGAAAGCTTCACTTATGACGATGCTGGAGAGCTCTCTGAAAAGGGTTGGTTTAAAGACTGGTGGGATGACACTGAAAAGATTTCATTCACTGGCGACCCTGAGATGGATGCTATGAAAGCCTCTCTCGTATTTGGAAAAGGTGTTGCCTTAGTCCCAACTACGAATGCGAGTGGTGACGTACTTAACTACTCTGTTGTAGTACGCCCACGCTTCAAAGAAGGCGCAAGCAAATATTCAATCGAAACAATAGAAAAGAACGCAAACGACCCATTATTCAACGCAACCCCAGTCGAAGAACCACTGACTGGAGATGATCTGATAATGCCTTAATAGGAGGTACAATGAGTACACTAGATCGCCACTTGGCGAACACTCCCCTTGATTTCGCTAATCTCGAGGGAGTCACAGATCCAAAAGTCTTTGATCGTGAAGTCCAAAAATCAGTAAGAGAGAACTTTCAGTCTGGAGGTTTCTTATCTCCAACTGAAGGTATCACAAAGCCCGCTGATGAATCCCAAGACAACAAAGGTTTCTTCGATTCAATCATAGGTAAGATGTTTGATCATAGCGGCCCTGAAGCTTTTGACTCACCCGAAGATAAATACAGTGACAGACGTTTCGACTTCATTGCTGCTGAATCAAACTACTCTGAGACCGTCCGTAAGGATGGCCTTAGTCGTAATAAGATTGGCTTTGATTTCAATCTAAGTAGCCCTGACCTTCGTGAGATGGCTGGACAAGTCTTAAACAAAAGTGAGCCTGAGATAGATGCTATTGCGAAAGGCACATCAGGCATCTCTTCACGCGATGCTGAGGTGTTATATCAAGCACGAGTATCAAGAGCAGAAAGCTTTGTTAAAGAGAAGTTTACTGGTTCAACATTAGCAGCAAATCAACGTATCGCGTTGGTCTCTCTTGCGTATCAGAACGAAGACTTAGTTGGCCCTAAGCTGACTAAAGCTATTCAAACTGGTAATTGGCAAGGTGCTGCAGATGAGATTAGAAATCGATCAAACAAGTATAAGAATAAAGGAATAGCAGAGCGTCGAAATCGCGAAGCTGATCTATTTATGTCTTATCAGAAACCAAAGGAAACGCCTGAAGACGATGGGTTTGACCTTGGTTCAATCTTTGGTTTCGGAGAGGCAACACCAAAGCCTCCTGTGGCACCAGAAACACCAGCCCTTACTGAAAATCAAGCTGTTAAGAAAGTACGTGAGAACGCTCCAGAGATGGGGAAGGAAACTATAAATCCAATACTTGGTATGGTTCCATCGCACGTTCGTATGGTCATTGAAGATGTTGCTAAGAACACGTTTG